CTCGCCTTTTGGGAGACGAGCTGCAACTTCCTCCAAGTGCTGGAAGCATTTGTAGGTGGTTTCTCAATACATCCGAAAGGAGGATTGAGTGTATGGAAAATTCCATACGAACCAATCTCTGCAAAGGCTTGCGAGCATGCGGGATACCGAAGAAGCAGTCACACGAGATTCTCAATATCATTGAGAAGTGGTGTCGCGAAAGCGGTACCGAGTGGACCAACTCTCGGATCAAAGACCTTCGTCAATGGTACGAGACCACCCTTGTTGGTGACCCAAAGCCTCCTCAGTGGTTTAGACACACCAAAGAAGGACTCCCTGTCGGGATCTGGAATTGGGTGTTTAACCTAAAGCCTGCCAAGGCACTAGGTGTCTTGTCGTTGAACACCGTGTTCTATGAACACAGGCTCTCAGAGACCCAGAAGGAGAAATTCCTTCATGGACTTGCAGGCAACAAATCCCAAGATCCGGATGACTTGCGTGAAGTCTGTAATGCCCGTCTTAGGGTAAGGCTTCCTAAGAAGATTCCGGAAATCCTTTTCCCAACCGTCTTTGATATGAATGGGTCCATACCCGTTCAGGACGGTCGATCGACGGTGCGTCCCAAGTGTAAACTTGGCGAGGCACTAAAGGCGCTGCGATCATCCTGGGAATCAGTTCCCCAGGTGACGTTTGACTTCCTTGATCGACAAGGATTGCTTACTTACATGCCAATGGCAGTAATAGGCAATGAGTATCAACTCGAGTTGAACCGACCACATGATCGCTGTGTTGGTAGGGTCAGCGTACTACAACAGCCTCAACTCAAGGCTAGAATTGTAGGGAACCCAAATCGGGTTCTTCAAGTTACGCTGGAGCCTCTCAAAAGTCTCTATATGGAGACTGCGAGAAAACTGCCTACCGATGTTACATTCGATCAGCCATCGGGTGTGACATGGGTCCAGGAGAAACTAAGGCAAGGTATTGAGCTTGCTGGGTCAGATTTGACCTCTGCGTCCGACTTACTTGATGTCGAACTCAGTCTCTACTTAGTGGACCGCACCTTCGGTTTTCCGGAGGTTGCCGGTTACGAAGAATATCGACGCTACTTCTTAGAAGTTAGTCGTTCGATGTGGTGGTGCCCTGGTCTCGGCCGTGAGGTCGAGTGGCAGCAAGGTGATGTCCTGGGAACTGGTCCATCTTTTGGACTGCTGACGCTAACAAATAATGCGGCAGCTATCAATGCCTGGTTACAGGCTTGTAAAGATGGTGCCATCGATAAAGTGATCCCCTGGAGCGATTGCTTCAGAATCGTTGGAGATGACATCGTAATGAGGTCCGAAATCGAACCTTATTATACCAGGATCATCGAGGATCTCGGTGGCGAGATAAACCACTCGAAGACCCTCAAATCCAACAGAGTCGCTGAATTTGCGGGCAGAGTGATTACCTCTGATAGCATTTGGCTAAAGGCTATCAAGTATTCCGAGCCCTCCGATAATTCTTTCATGAATTACGTGGCTCAGCTTGGTGATCAAGCCAAGCACCTGCTCAGACCAAGACAACGCCAGGTATATGACCTTCTTCGTGAGGTCCCTGGTATTGCTGTGTCGGGACCCTGGATGCCGGATTCCTACGGAATCCCCTTCCAGCTCAGGTACCAATGGTACCTTGAGGAGGTTGAACCCGCTCTTGAGCGAGCTGAACCTGATCTTGACATGGAAGATTATGATATGGTCCTTCTCAAGGCCTATCTTAGTCTTTCAGAGGCCAAGCAAACCGAAGAGATGGCGGAATTCCACTCTTATGAGTTGGATATGCCATTCTTCGATGAGGGCTACCTACCCTCACAAGTGACTCCAACCTTTAAGGTCGGTGGTGATCCTCGACTTACCAATGGTAAGACTCTTCTCGATACCCTCCATAGGCATCTTGAAGTAAAGGACATCACGCCCTTTGAAGATTGGTATCGTGCCCGGACCCAGACTAGGTGTACCAACAACACCAGTTTGGATGCGAATCACGAGGAACAAGACTCTCTGGAGGTGTCATCTCAGGAGTGGGATGACGCTCTTCCGGAACCTTTTGAGGTTTCCCTTGAAAGGATCAGGCGTGAGCTTGATATCCAGAAGAGAGATCGTGCGCTAATGGAACGCAAGACCTCAAGAGTCCGTACCCTCGATGATGAGGAGTATGATAGGTAATCATACTTTGGACACGTCTAGGATTTGCTCCCAAGCTTAAGCTCGAGATAGCCGCCCTAGCGCGAC